GAAGGCAACGTGACGCTGACGCCGCGCTTCACTGCGGTGGACATGATCGGCACGATTTACGAGCCTGCGCCTGATCCGGTGCCTGAGAACTACAAGCCGCTGCCGTACACGGGCTACCACGCCAACGTGCGCAACATCGGGCCAGCGCCTGAGCTGGATGCGTTTGTGGTGAGCCCGACTCCCGTAACTCCTCTTCGTGTGTGGGCCTGAAGGCAGAAAGATCGTGAACGTGGCCATGACTGACTCTGACTTCCAGCGGCTTGAAGCCAAAGTGGACAAGCTCACCGACGCCATCCAGCGGCTGATCCTCATCGAGGAGAGGCAGTCCAGTCAGGGCGAGCGGATCGGCAAGTGCGAGGCCTCGATCGCCGTGCACGACACGATGATCCACAAGACCGACAAGAAGGTCGACCAGTGGATCAACCGCGGCATCGGGGTGTGGGTCGCGGCCACCATGCTCTTCGCGGTGGTGCAGTTCGGCGCCAAGTTCATGGGGAAATGAAGATGGGCAAAGCAGGCGAGCTGATCGCGATGGTCTTTGTGGGCCGCGACATGGCGCATCGCGCCCACCTGAGCACGCGCAGCTACGCTGAGCACATGGCGCTCGGCGGCTTCTACGAGGGCATCATCCCGCTGGTGGACGGCTTCGCTGAGGCCTACCAGGGGCGGTTCAACGAGCTGCTGGACATCCCGCTGGCCGACAACGACTTCGAGGGCGAGATCGGCGACGTGCTGGAGCAGCAGATGTCGTGGATCGAGGACAACCGCGAAGCCATCGCGCCGCGCAGCGAGAGCGCGCTGCACAACGCGCTGGACGAAATAGTGAGCCTCTATCAAGCGACGCTGTACAAACTGCGTTTCCTATCGTAGACTTTTTCGCGGCAAGGTGCGTCCATGATCGACTACCAATCCGCCACCTGGCATCTGCTGCGAAAGTGGGCAGATGAGCAGCTAAGGCGGGCCCGCGAGAAGAACGATTCCGCGGACTTGGACGCCACAGAGACCGCCGCCCTGCGCGGCGAGATCCGACTACTCAAAAGATTCCTTGATCTGCCCAACGCGGCAGCTCGGGACCTAAGCGTGCTGCCGGACGAATAGTCCCGCCGCACGATGGCAAGCGAGCCACCTTCGGGTGGCTTTTGTGTTTTCTGGAGGGCATGAAGTGGATGAACAGCTGACTCAGGAGCAGATGCAAGAGCTCTGGAACGAAGAGGCCGAAAAACTTGACGCCGGCGAGCAATTGCCCGCGTTAGAGCTACAGGCCGATGCGCCAGCCGCCCAAGAGGCGCCGCCGCAGGAAGAAGTTCCGCAAGCTCAAGCAGCAGTCCCGGAGCAGGCAGCCGATCCGCTCGCCGGTCTACCCGAGGAAGTGAAGGCGGCTCTGGCCAAGATCACGCACCTTGAGCAGGCCAATGCCCAGTTGCAGCACAAGGTCAATTCGGCCGAGGGTCGAGTGGCTGCGATGCAGCGTGAGTTCCAGCAGGCGAAGGTGGCGCAGCAATCCGTTGCCCCACAAGACGCGCCGACGCAGGGACAAATGGCTGCAGCGGCCAAGAACCCGGAGAAGTGGGAATCACTCAAGAACGACTTTCCTGAGTGGGCTGGTGCGATGGAAGAGTACGTCGCGTCCAAGCTCAGCGGTGTGCAGTCGCAAGACAAGCCCGGCATTTCGTCGGATTTGGTTGTCGAGTACGTCAGACGAGAAATCGCTGCCGAGCGCGAGACGATTGCCAAGCGCATCGAGGAAGCCAAGGTTGAAGGCAAGTACGACGACTGGCGCGAGACGGTGAACACACCGGAATTCGCGGCATGGTTCGCACTGCAGCCAGCCCAGACGAAAGCGCTCGCGGACAGCACTGCTGCCAAGGACGCCATTCGGCTGCTTGATTCGTACCACCAGGCCAAGGCCAAGCCCGCTGCCGAAGTGAGGCAAGAGCGCTCAGCGCGACTTGCAATGGCTGCAACAACTCGCCCGGGGCAGACACCGCCACCCAAGACGATGGGTGACATGTCGCCAGCCGAACTCTGGAACTACGAAGCCGCGCAGCGTGAGAAGACTCGCGCAGCCCGCGGCTACTGACCACATCAACCTCAAAGGAACTGAACCATGTCTATCCAAAACTACGGCACCGTTGCGTCGCGAAACCTCATTCGCGCGGCGCAAGGCATGCTGGAGCACGCACAGCCCATCACTGTTCTGGGTGACTTTGGCACCCAGCGCGAGATGCCCCAGAACTCGACCGACACCCTGGTCTTCCGTCGTACGCTGCCCTTCGGCGCTTCGACCACCGGCACGACGATCGAGAACAGCCAGCGCTACGTTGGCACGCCTGACGTCACGGCGTCGAACTTCGTGCTGGCTGAAGGCGTCACGCCCAACGCCAACACGATCTCGTTCCAGGACGTGAGCGTGCAGCTGCAGCAGTACGGTATCTTGTTCAAGTACAGCTCCAAGGTCGAGCAGCTGTACGAAGACGACATCCCTGGCGAGATGGTCAAGCTGACTGGCGAGACCCTGGCCGAGGTGATGGAGCTCGTGCGCTACGGCGTGCTGAAGGCCGGCTCCACGGTGATCTACGCCAACGGCTCCAGCCGCTCGGCCGTGAACACCGCGATCAGCCTGAACGCCCTGCGCAAGGCCGCTCGTACGCTGGAGTCCAACCGCGCTCGCCGCGTGACCAGCCGCCTGGCTCCTGGCGTGAACTTCGGCACCCGTGCTGTGCAGCCCGCGTTCATCGTGTTCTGCCACACCGACGCTGTGAGCGACGTGCGTAACCTGCCCGGCTTCACCCGGGTGGAAGAGTACGGCTCGTTCAAGCCCATCCACGACCGTGAGGTCGGGGCTTGCGAGGACTTCCGCTTCATCAGCTCGCCGCTGCTCAAGAGCTTCGCCGCTTCGGGCTCCGGCACGCTCAACGGCATGCTGTCCATCGGCGCCTCCAACGTGGACGTGTACCCCTTCATCATCATCGGTGAGGACTGCTGGGGCCAGGTTGCGCTCAAGGGCATGGCGGCCATCAAGCCGGTGGTGCTCAAGGCCAGCCAGACCAACCACGCCAACCCGCTGGGCCAGTTCGGCTACGTGGGTGCTTCGACATGGTTCGCCACGGTCCGCCTCAACGACGCCTTCATGGCTCGTATCGAGGCCGGCGTGACCGCTCTGTGATGATCCGGGGCCAGGTCACCCTGGCCCCACCACTCTGAAAGGAACGTACATGGCTACTGAATCCGTAGCAGAGCGGGTTAATCGGCTTGCTGACGGCATCGACCGTCAAGAGCTGGGCATCCTGCTGACCGCCATTGTCGACGCGCTGCAAGCCGTCGGCGCCAAGCTGGACGCGGACTCTGGTGTCGGTGACACCAACTACGCCGCGACCATCGCCACCTTCGTCAAAGACTAAAGGAACCTGAACCATGTCTTACAACATTGAGCAAATCAACAGCGGCTCCGTGTCGCTGACCGCCGCCGGCTTGGCCGAGGGCACCAACGCCAACACCTACAAGACGACCAACACGCTGGCCTACACGGTCAACGGCGTGTTCAAGTCCAAGGGTGCAACGGACAACGTCGCCATGACCGCCGGCGTGGGCACCGTGCCCCCGTCCAGCGCCGCCCTGTACGGCGTGTGGATCGACGGCTCTGGCAACTTCAGCAACACCCGCGGCCCGGTGGTCGAGACCGGCGCTCCTTGCCCGGTGCCCAGCGCTCCTGCCGGTGACGTCGCTCTGGTCGGCCTGATCAAGGTCACGACCAACAGCTCGACCACCTTCACCCCGGGATCCACTGACCTGGGCGCAGCGGGCGTCACCGACGTCTACCTCGACTGCATGGTCATGCCGGGCAGCGCGCAGTAACCATTGCCATCTCCCTGATCCTCCTCAGTGGAGTTTGAGAGGCGCCTTCGGGCGCCTCTCTTTTTGGCAATTCCCTTTTCCCAACCAGACGGAGAGCTTGAGATGGCAAACAAGAAGGACCCCATGCAGGGCATCGAAATCGCTGACGACACGCCTGTTGTCGAGACCGTGGCGGAGTCCAAGGATTTCCGGCAGCTGGCCGCTGACGAGGCGTTCATGAACGAGATGGTCACGGTGATGGTGCACAGCACCACCGACGAGAACCAGGCTCCGCATGTGATCGTCAACTGCAACGGGATGAACCAGCCGATCGTCCGCGGCTATCCGACCAAGGTGCGACGCAAGTACGTCGAGATCCTGGCGCGGATGAAGGAGACCAAGTACACCCAGCGCACGCCGAACCCGGCCGCGCCGGATCAGTCCGAGCTGGTGCCGCGGCACGGCTTGGCCTACCCCTTTGACTTAGTGTCCGACGACAATCCTCGTGGCCGCGCGTGGCTGCAGAACGTCTTGGCTGAGCCTGCCTGAGCATGAACTTCCTCGCCCTTGTGAACCGCACGTTGGTCGAGTGCGGCGTCTCTGGTGCCAGCACGCCGTTGACCACGCTGACAGGAGTCACGGGCGAGCTGCTGCGCATCAAGCAGTGGGTCAACTCGGCGTGGATAGACATCCAGACCGCGCACGAGGACTGGCAGTGGATGCGTTACCCGGTGCAGTTCAACACGGTGACGCAGCAGCAGACCTACACGCCGACGCAAGCCGGCGTGGGGTCTACGTTTGGCAACTGGAAGCGCGACAGCTTCCGCTGCTCGTCGGTCGGTCAGAACTACGCCGATGAGCAGCTGCTGAACTTCATGGAGTACACCACCTTCCGCAACCTGTACCAGTACAGGAACATGCGGTTCACCTACGCGCGACCGGTGGTGGTGTCGATCCAGCCCAGTGACAAGAGCCTGGCGTTCGGGTCGATCCCCGACCAGCCCTACGTCATCGTGGGCGAGTACTACGTTGCGCCGACTGAGATGTCGGCCAACACCGATGAGCCTGTGCTGCCGTCGCGCTTTCACATGGCCATCGTCTACCGGGCCATGATGTCCTACGGCAGTTTTGAGGCTGCGCCCGAGGTTTACTCGCGCGGCGAGCTGGAGTTCAAGCGGTTGATGAACCGGCTGGAGATCGACCAGATCACCACGCCTGTCAGCGGTCCGCCGTTGGCGTGAGGTAAGGCATGCCAACGCCTAAGATGCCGCCGGTTCAGTACGACTTGATCCGCCTCGGTGGAGGCTTGGATCAGGTCACGCCGACGTTGACTCTGCCGCCAGGCTTCGCGCGCAAGGCCGCCAACTTCGAGTGCAACGTCAGCGGCGGCTACACCCGCATCGCAGGCTACGAGCGCTTCGATGGCCGGACCAGCCCGTCAGCGGCCCTCTACAACATTCTGATCTGCACCTTCACCGGCGTCGTCGCGGTCGGCAACACGGTCACCGGCATGACGTCTGCGGCCACCGGCAAGGTGATCGCCGTGACCGACACGACGGTCGTGGTCACGCGCCAGGTGGGCGACTTCGTTGTGAGCGAGGGCCTGTCGGTCTCTGCCGTGCAGAGGGCCACCGTAACGGGAATTCAAGGCGTCAGTGCCGACGGCCTGACCGACGCGCAGTACCGCAACCTGGCGGCCGACGAGTACCGCTCCAGCATCCAAGCGGTGCCCGGGTCCGGCAAGGTCCTGGGCGTGGCCATCTACAAGGGCGACGTCTACGCTTGGCGCAACGCGATCGGCGGCGCCAGCGCGGCCATGTTCAAGGCTACGACCAGCGGCTGGACTGCGGTGACGCTGGGCAAGGAGCTCGTCTTCACCAACGGCGTGGTCGACATCCCCGAGGGCTCAACGGTCACCGGGCAGTCCAGCGGCGCCACGGGCGTGGTGGCCAGGACGGTGCTGCAGGCCGGCTCTTGGGGCGGCACCACGCTGGCCTCAGGCCGGCTGATCCTGTCCAGCACCACGGGCACCTTCACCACCGGCGAAAACCTGCGCATCGGTGCGACAGTCCACGCACACGCGGGCGGGGCGGCCACGCAGATCACGTTGCTGCCCAACGGGCGGTACGAGACCGTCGTCGGCAACTTCGGCGGCGGCGACGCCAACTTCCGCCTCTACGGGTGCGACGGCGTCAACCGCGCGTTTGAGTTCGACGGCACGGTGTTTGTGCCGATCGCAACCACGATGCCCAGCGACGTTCCTCTGCATGTGGCTGTGCACAAGCAGCACCTGTTCCTGTCGTTTGGCGCGTCGCTGCAGTTCTCCGCCCTCGGGTATCCGTATCAGTGGGACCCCGTACTGGGCGCTGGCGAGATCGCCATGAACGGCCAGATCACGAATCTGATCGTGCTGCCCGGCGACCAGACCAGCGGTGCGTTGGGCGTCTACACCCGGCGCGATACCTCGGTGCTGTACGGCACAAGCGAGGCCAACTTCTCGCTGTCGACGTTCAACACGGGCACGGGTGCGGTGCCCTACACCGCGCGCAACATGGACCAGGCCTACGTCCTGGACGACCGCGGCATCATCAGCTTGGGCACGACGCTGAACTTCGGCAACTTCTTGCCGGCGTCGCTGACCATGAACCTGCGGCCGTACTTGCAGAGCCGGATCAACTTGGCCACGGCCAGCTCGCTGAACCGCAACAAAGGTCAGTACCGGGTGTTCTTCTCTGACGGCACCGGCATCTACATGACGATGATCAACGGCAAGTTGATCGGCTCGATGCCTGTGGAGTTTCTGGACCCCGTGGTGTGCTGCGATGAGGGCGAGGACGCCGACGGCAACGCGGTGTCGTTCTTTGGTTCCGATGACGGGTTCGTCTACGAGCTCGACAAGGGCACCAGCTTTGATGGCGACATCATCTCTGCCAGCGTCAACCTGGTCTACAACTCGATCAAGTCGCCGCGGATTCTGAAGAGATACCGCAAGGCCAGTGTCGAGCTGGCGGGCAACTACTACACCGAGATCCAGTTCGGCTACGACCTTGGTTACCGAAGGGCGGAGATCCCTCAGCCCTTGGACGCGGCATTCCCAAATGACCTCAGGTCAAGCTACTGGGACTCCATGATCTGGGACAACTTTGTGTTTGACGGTTCTGACGTAACGCCGTCGGAGATCGAGATCAGTGGCACGGCAGAGAACATTGCCATCCGCGTGTCTTGCGCGTCGGATCTCTTTGAACCGTTCACGGTGAACACGATCATCATCCATTACACACCGCGTCGAGGACTGCGCTGATGTCGAACTCGTATTACAACCACGGAACCTATCCGACCCCGAACTCGCCGGGTTCGTCGGCTGCGTTGCGCGCGGAACTGCAGTCCATCACCGACGGCTTTGACCTGCTGCCGACTCTGTCTGGCAATGCCAACAAGGTCGCGGTTGTCAATGGAACTGGCACGGCGCTGGTGGCCAGCTCGGCCCTGCAATCGTTGGCCGTCACGAGCTCGACTGTCGACAGCACGGTAATCGGCGGCGCGGCGCCTGCCGCAGGCACGTTCACGTCATTGGCTGCGACCAGCGCCACGGTTGGCGGGGCGAACGTGGTTACGACCACCGGCACGCAGACGCTGACCAACAAGACGTTGACGGCGCCGGTCATCAGCACCATCAGCAACACCGGTACGCTGACGCTGCCCACCAGTACGGACACGTTGGTCGGTCGCGCAACCACCGACACGCTGACCAACAAGACGATCAGCGGATCCAGCAACACGCTCAGCAACATCGCCAATGCGAGCCTGACCAACTCGTCCGTCACCATCGGCTCGACGTCGGTCAGCCTGGGCAGCACGGCCACCACGGTGGCGGGCTTGACGCTGACCAGCCCGGTAATCAGCTCGATCAGCAATACCGGCACGCTGACGCTGCCCACCAGCACGGACACGCTGGTTGGCCGGGCCACGACGGACACGCTGACGAACAAGACCATCAGCGGTTCGAGCAACACCCTGAGCAACATCGCCAACGCCAGCCTGACGAACTCGTCGCTGACAATCGGCAGCACCTCGGTGAGCCTGGGCGGCACTGCGACGACGCTGGCTGGGCTGACCAGCGTGACGTCCACGAGCTTCGTGGGCGCGCTCACCGGCAACGCCAGCACGGTCACCAACGGCGTCTACACGAGCGGGTCCTACGCTGATCCTTCGTGGATCACAAGCCTGGCCGGCAGCAAGGTCTCGGGCAACATCAGCGGCAACGCGGCCAACGTCACCGGCACGGTGGCCGTGACCAACGGGGGCACGGGAGCCACCAGCGCCTCGGGCGCGCGCACGAACCTGCTGCCCTCATTCACCGGCAACGCCGGCAAGGTGCTGGCCGTCAATGCCGGCGCCACGGACGTCGAATACATCGTGGCCGCTGGCACAGGCACCGTCACCAGCGTGGCCGTTTCGGGCGGCACGACGGGCCTGACCACTTCTGGCGGCCCTGTCACGACGGCTGGCACCATCACCCTGGCCGGAACCTTGGCGGTGGCCAACGGTGGCACGGGTCAGACGTCGTACACCGATGGCCAGCTGCTCATCGGCAACAGCACCGGCAACACCCTGGCCAAGTCGACGCTGACCGCGGGCAGTGGCATCTCCATCACCAACGGCGCGGGGTCGATCACCATCGCGTCGACGGCGGGGATGGTGTACCCCAGCGCGGGCGTTGCGGTGTCTACCGGGTCGGCATGGGGGACGTCGCTTACAGCGCCCACCGGCGCGATCGTCGGCACTACCGATACCCAGACGCTGACCAACAAGACGCTGACAACGCCGGTCTTGTCTGCGACCACTTCCAACACTTCTGGCGCGCTTGGCTACGGTTCGGGCGCTCTGTCTTTTGGAACGGGGGCAACCTCGCTCACGGTAGCCACTCGCGAAGAGGCGAACTCGTTCACCGGTGCCAACGTGTTTGGCAACGTCAGCGGGCAGACGTTTCTTGCGTCAACCAACGCCTCGCAAGACGGCGTGGTTGTCAACGGCCGAGCCGGCGGGGCGAGCTCGTACCGCGTCACGATCGCGCCGACGACCTTGTCGGCGTCACGCAGTGTCACGCTGCCTGACGCAGACGGCGTGGTCGTGCTTGCCGCTGCAACGCAGACGCTGACCAACAAGACGCTGACGGCACCGGTCATCAGCTCGATCAGCAACACCGGCACGCTGACTCTGCCGACGAGCACCGACACGCTGGTGGGTCGAGCTACGACGGACACGCTGACGAACAAGACGCTGACCAACCCGGCGCTGGGCAACAGCAACCTGACCGGCATCAAGAACGCGACGTTCAACAGCCAGACCACCATCGCCACGACGAGCGGCAGCATCACGGTGGACTGGACGACGGCCCAGAACCAACTGCAGACCGAGCCTACGGGCACGATCACCTACACCTTCACCGCGCCGCCCGGGCCGTGCCACCTGCAGCTCATCATCAACAGCGACGGCACCAGCACGGCGCAGACGATCAACTGGCCGGGCACGGTGATCCAGTATGGCGCCACTTGGGCCGGGGCGAACAACAAGAAAGCCGTCATCAACTTCTGGTACGACGGCACCAACTACCACATGATCGGCACAAACCAGGTGTAAGACATGGCAGATCGCTATTGGGTCGGCGGCACGGGTAGCTGGAGTGCCACAAACACCGCCAACTGGTCTGCGTCGTCTGGCGGGGCCAGTGGGGCGAGCGTTCCCACGTCCGCCGACAACGTCTTCTTTGACAATGCGTCGGACAGCGGAGCGGATTACACGGTCACGATTACGCATGACCCCGCCGCCAGTTGTGCAAACCTGACCATCAGCTCTCAGGACTTCATCCTCACACTTGCCTCCACAAATGTCAGGCTGAACATACATGGATCTATCAACATAAACCCGGTTGTTTCAGGTAGATATAACGCCACCAATACGCATGAGTGGTCCCTGAATGGGACAGGCGCTCAGACAATAAGCCTGTCTAATGCCGCAAAATTAAGCAACGGGACTCTTGTATTTAACTCAAGCGGCACATACACGCTGTCCACCGGAGTGACTACGGGTGGTTCAGTTACGGTGCAAAACCCGTCGACGCTTGCGCTTGCCGGGTTTACGTTAACCATCGCGTCGGACTTTACGCTTAATTCTGGCGGAACCATCAGCTTCGGCACCGGCGGCGTTATATACAGCACGGCGTCAAACATAACGCACACGTTCAACGGAACCGTAACCGCAGGCACGGGCCACGTCTGGATGAACGGCGCAGGAACCCAGACGCTCAATGGCGGCGGAAAGACTTTCTACCAAGTCACCATGGGCAGCGTAAGCGCAACCAGCTTGGTTGTGAACGGGGCCAACACGTACACGAACCTCATCTTTGCAAGCCCTGCCAATGTTTCCAGGACAGTAACTGTCTCCGCCAATCAGACTGTTACGAGCGCATTGAACTTTGGTGGTGCGTCGCCGACGTCAAACCCCCACGACCGGCGCACGGTCATCAAGTCCAATACCTTCGGAACGCAGCGCACCATTTCGATCGCAACTGCTCAGAACGTCCAGACGCTTGACTTTGAGGACATTGCGATCACTGGGGCGGCTTCGCCCATCAGCGGCAGCAGCCTGTCGAACAGACTGGGCAATTCAGGCATCACTTTCACTGCAGCCAAGACCAGCTACTGGGTGGGCGGCACGGGCAACTGGAGCAGCGACGCTGGCACCAAGTGGGCCGCGTCTAGCGGAGGAGCTGCTGCCGTAACAAACTACCCGCTGGCTCAAGATACCGTCGTCGTCGACAACAGCAGCGGAACCGGCACTATCACGGTCGACACGCTAAATTTCCCGCAGGCAGTAGGGACATTGGACCTGAGTGCAAGAAGCTCAGGTGCTCTTACCTTCTCCGCCGGCAGCTCTGCGTTCTACATATACAAGGATTGGAAACTGAGTTTTGTTATGGCATTTGGCGGCACAAGCTCCGTCCACCTGCTAAATCGCTCTTCTGGAAGCATTGACAGTAACGGAGCATCCGTAGACACCAACGTCACCATCAACGCTATTGGCGGAACTGTTTCCCTGCTTGATGCCTTTTCTCAAACGTCTTCGTATTCTGTTTCACTTACGACGGGCACTCTTGATCTGAACGGAAGCAACTTTACGTGCGGATCATTTTCGGCGGCCGGGTCGTCGTCGAGGACACTGGCTCTTGGATCAAACAATTTGGTTTGCGCAGGTAGCGGCGCAAGCGCATTTTCCGCCAGCGGTTCTGGTTTTTCGGTTACCGGCACAGGCAAGATCAGGATGACGTCTGCGTCGGCCAAGACGTTTGCCGGCAACGGATTGACGTATCCCGAGCTGGAGAACGGCGGCGCCGGATCGCTCACCATCAGCGGCAACAACACGTTCACGACGATCAGCAATTCGGTCCAGCCGACGACGTTCAACTTCACGTCGGGCACCACGCAGACGGTCACCAACTTCAACGTCTCAGGGACTGCGGGAAACCTGGTCACCATCACGGCGACCTCAACCGGCCAGGCCACCTTGTCCAAGGCGTCCGGCACGGTGTCGGTCTCGTACACCAGCATCAGCAAGTCCAACGCCACGGGCGGGGCGACTTGGCGCGCGCTGGCTGCTGACGGAAACGTGAACGGCGGCACCAACACCGGCTGGATCTTCTCCAGCGGCAACGGACTCTTCTTTGGGAGCAACTTCTGATGTACGCACTCATTCAAGCCGGGGCCGTTGTAACGTACCCGTACTCCATCGGCCAGTTCCAGGCCGACAACCCGCATGTGGCGCTGCCGATGTCGCCGACCACGGCGCAGCTCAACGAGGTGGGCATCTACGCCGTCACCCCGGCCAGCCCGCCTGCGGCCTCGGTGGGCCAGGTGGTCGAGGAGACCACGCCGGAGCTGGTGTCTGGGGCGTGGATGCAGGCCTGGGCGGTGCGCGCAGCGACACCCGCCGAGGTGACGCAGCAAGAGCAGGCGCTGCTGGCCGACATCGTGGCCGCCACCCAGGCCCGCTTGGACGCCTTCGCGCGCACGCGCAGCTACGACGACATCAAGAGCGCCAGCGACTACGCCGGCTGCTCGGTGCCCAAGTTCAGCGTCGAGGGCACCTACTGCCGCGACGCCCGGGCCGAGACCTGGGCCAAGCTGTACGACATGCTTGACGAAGTGAACGCCGGCACGCGGCCGATGCCTTCCAGCTTCGCGGATGTTGAGCCAGAATTGCCAGCGCTCGCCTGGCCGACCTGAAAGGTGTTGTGATGTTGGAAGCACTCTTCTCTTTTCTCGGCGGCTCGGTTTTCCGCATGATCTGGGGCGAGGTTTCGGCTTGGTACAACAAGCGGCAGGATCACGCTTTCGAGATTGAGCGCTTGCGGCTGCAGTCCGACCTGGACGCAGCGCAGCACCAGCGCACGCAGGAAATGCTGCGCCTGCAAAGCGAGCTTGGCATCAAGACGGTGGCGGCGCAAGCAGAGGCGGATGTGGCCACAGCCGAAGCCGACGCCTTTGTCAAAGCCATGGAGAACGCTTTCAAGCCCTCAGGCTGGGCCTTCGTGGACATCTGGAACGGAATCATCCGCCCGTCGGCTGCCACCATTGCGCTGACGTTGTGGGTGCTTAAGCTCAACAGCCAGAACTGGATCATGCAGGAGTGGGACATCACTCTGGCGGGGACGGTGTTGGGTTTTTTCTTTGCGGACCGCAGCCTTGGCAAGCGTGGAAGGTAAGGCTGTCGCGGTTGCACGGGACCTATGTCTCGTGTTCGAGGGCATGTACCTCAAGCCGTATCTGTGCCCGGCCAACGTGCCGACCATCGGCGTCGGCTCGACTTTCTACGAGGACGGTACGCGCGTATCGTTGGCTGATCCTGCGATCACTCGCGAGAGAGCGATGGCGCTATTGGAGTGGGAGCTAAACCACTGCCTGCCCAGAGTGCGGCGTTTGTGCCCGGGGCTCAAAGATTGGGGCGAACAGGCCACGGGCGCCATTCTGGATTTCGCCTTCAACTGCGGCGTCGGCGCTTTGCAAGGCAGCACGTTGCGCAAGCGCATCAATGCTGACGACGAGGCAGGAGCCAAGGCCGAGCTGATGCGCTGGACGCGCGGCGGCGGCCGAGTTTTACCAGGACTTGTGAAAAGACGTGCGGCAGAGGTAGCGCTGCTGCCCTGACGCCCCTACAATTTTCTCCGGGAAGGGCTGCCCATCGGGCGGCCCTTTCTAGCTTTTGAGGCCTGAACATGGCAGAAACCAACCCGTTCGACATCAACACCGGAAACGCGAACACGTTCGCCGCTCGTGAGCGCAGCGTTGACCGCGGAACCGAGACCGCTGCGGGCCAGGTAGAGGGCCTGCTGGCCAAGGACAGTCCACTGCTGCAGCGTGCCCGCACGCAGGCCATGCAGGGCATGAACCAGCGCGGACTGGTCAACAGCTCCATGGCTCAGGGCGCTGGCGTAGCCGCGATGATCGACCGCGTCACGCCGCTGGCCCAGCAGGACGCGCAGACCTACGCAAACCAAGCGCTGTCCAACCAGAAGGCTTTCAACGAAGCCGGGATGTTCAGCGCGAGCGAGAAGAACAAGTTCGGCCTGCAGCTGGGCGAGCAGAAGTTCACCCGTGGTGAGAACGAGGCTCAGCGCAAGTTCCAGACTTCAGAGCGCACCGCCGGCCAGGCGTTCACGGCTGAGCAGACGAGGGCGACGCAGAACTTCACGGCTGCGCAAACCGCGCTGGACCGAGCACTGCAGACGTCTTTGGCTGACAAGTCGATTGAGGCGACGCAGGCCCTGGAAACGGCGCGGCAGAACTTCAGCGCTGCGCAGGCTGCTCTTGACCGATCGCAGCAAACCTCGCTGCAGGAGAAGCAGCAGGCGTTCCAATCAACTCAGAACAATCTGGACCGCCAGCAGCAGTTCCAGCTGCAGCAGGCACAGCAGACGTTCCAAGGTTCTCAGGCAGAGCTTGAGCGCGCTCAGCAGATCATGCTGGCCGACAAGAACATCACAGCTCAGAGGGCCCTGGAGCAAGCGCGTCAAGAGTTTCAGCGCGGAGAGTCTGCGCTGGATCGCACTCAGCAGACGGCGCTGCAACAGGCACAACAGACGTTCCAAGCCTCTCAGGGTGAGCTTGATCGCGCTCAACAGCTCATGCTGGCCGACAAGAACATCACGGCTCAACAGGCTCTGGAGAGGGCGCGTCAGGAGTTCCAAGGCACGCAGGCAGAGCTGGATCGCACTCAGCAGACGGCGCTGCAGACGGCACAGCAGACGTTCCAAGGCTCTCAGGCAGAGCTTGACCGCGCTCAGCAGACGGCGCTGCAGACGGCACAGCAGACGTTCCAAGGCTCTCAGGCAGAGCTTGAGCGCGCTCAGCAGATCATGCTGGCCGACAAGAACATCACGGCTCAGCAGGCCCTGGAGAAGGCGCGTCAGGAGTTCCAGAAGGGAGAGTCCCAACTGGATCGCACCCAGCAGACGGCGCTGCAGCAGGCACAGCAGACGTTCCAAGGCTCTCAGGCAGAGCTTGATCGCGCTCAGCAGATCATGCTGGCCGACAAGAACATCACGGCTCAGAAGGCTCTGGAGCAAGCGCGACAGGAATTCCAGCGCGGAGAGTCTGCGCTGGATCGCACTCAGCAGACGGCGCTGCAGCAGGCACAGCAGACGTTCCAGGGCTCTCAGGCAGAGCTTGATCGCGCTCAGCAGATCATGCTGGCCGACAAGAACATCACAGCCCAGAAGGCTCTGGAGACCGCGCGTCAAGAGTTCCAGCGCGGAGAGTCTGCGCTGGATCGCACTCAGCAGACCGCGCTGCAGCAGGCGCAGCAGACGTTCCAAGGCTCTCAGGCAGAGCTTGATCGCGCTCAGCAGATCATGCTGGCCGACAAGAACATCACGGCTCAGCAGGCCCTGGAGAAGGCGCGTCAGGAGTTCCAGAGCGGAGAGTCTGCGCTGGATCGCACTCAGCAGACGGCGCTGCAGCAGGCGCAGCAGACGTTCCAAGGCTCTCAGGCAGAGCTTGATCGCGCTCAGCAGATCATGCTGGCCGACAAGAACATCACGGCTCAGCAGGCCCTGGAGCAAGCGCGTCAGGAGTTCCAGCGCGGAGAGTCTGCGCTGGATCGCACTCAGCAGACGGCGCTGCAGCAGGCGCAGCAGACGTTCCAAGGCTCCCAGGCAGAGCTTGATCGCGCTCAGCAGATCATGCTGGCCGACAAGAACATCACGGCTCAGAAGGCTCTGGAGACCGCGCGTCAGGAGTTCCAGCGCGCAGAGTCTGGACTGGATCGAACGCAGCAGTCCAACCTGCAGACTAATCAGCAAGCGTTCCAACGCGAGCAGGCCGGGCTGGATCGCACGCAGCAGCAGACCCTGCAGCAGGCGCAGCAGAGCTTCCAGGCCACTCAAGCGCAGCTCGACCGCACGCAGCAAGAGGCCATGATCAGGTTGCAGAACACGCTGTCGCAGTCCAGCGTCTCGGGCACTTTCGCGGCCAACATCACGGCCAACACCAGCTCTGCGATCAACGCCCTCCTGGCTGATCCGAACTTGAGCTCAGAGGTGAACTCCAGTACCGGGAAGAGCCCGAAGCAGCAGGCAATCGACAACGTCATTGCCAACGCCAACGCCACGCTGCAGTGGGGCGCGTCGTTCTACAACACGACGCTGCCCGGAATTACTGGACCAGGCGGCACGTCCACGCCGATCGCGCCGGGTGGTAATGCAGCCGCGCCCGCTCCAGCTCCTGCGCCTGCGCCTGCACCAGCGCCTGCACCAGCGCCGGCGACGGGTGGTGGCGGCGTCATTGGGGACGCAAGAGCTTCCGTGCAAGACCAGTGGGGTCGAAGCCCGTTTGACCCGATGTACGGCGTCAATCCGTACGTTGAATCAAGCGGCCCATGACCAAGATCGTCTGCCGCAAAGCCAAGATCGGCGACTTGCCGGCGATCGTGGACCTCGCCTGCGAGTCGGTGTCTCGCGATCCGTTGCCGGTCAAGGTCGACCGCGACGGCATGCTGGAGACAGGCAAGACGCTGCTCAACCCGGCGCACTTCCTCTGGGTCGCAGAGGACGGGTCTGGCAACGTGGTGGGTGCGGTGGCTGCGTGCGCGCAGCAGTCGTTTTGGTATCGGGGCCTGCAGTGCAGCGTGATGCTGTACTACGCGCGGGTGCCCGGCGCGGGCGCAGCGTTGCTGCGCGAGTTCGCTCGGTGGGTGAAGTCCCGCTCGGGCATCAAGGTAGCGGTGCTGGAGCTGGAACCCAGCACCGACATCCGGCTGATCAGGTTCCTGCGCCGCCTCGGGTTTGAGCGCAAGAGCATCAACATGAGCTACGTAAGAACGTAAAGGAGCTCCAAGTGTCAAAAGTCGTCAAGGGCGTAGGCCGCGCGATCGGTAAGGTCGTCAAGGGCGTTGGCAACGTCGTCAAGAAGGTCGCCAAGTCCAAGCTGGGCAAGATCTTGGTGGGTGCTGCACTGGTCTACTTTGGTGGTGCTGCGCTGATGGGCGGACTCAGCAGTGCAACCGCAGGAGGCAGTTTCCTGACAGGCGCTAGTGCAGGGTTATCCAGTGCGGCATCGGGGATAAGCGGCGCCTGGACAGCGCTGACTGGAGGCGGCGGGTCCGTCACGGGCTCTCTCAGCTCTGGCTTCTCTGGCGCCAGCGCGGCCGGGGCCCAGGCAGCCAACGCCGCGGCTATAACGCCAGGGGCTTACGCCGGCACGCTGGGGAGCGGCGCCGCAACTGGGGCAGGATCGCAGGCAGCCTTGCTGGCTGAGCAAACTGCCGGCTTTGGCGCAAAAGGACTGTCCGCAACGCAGGCCGCGGCGCAAACCGCGATTCCTGGGGCGGCCGGCGCCGGCGGCTCCGGCATCATCAGCGGCATGTGGAACGGTCTCGGCCCCTACGGCAAGGCCGCAGCGGTCTCTGGCGGCCTGCAGCTCGGCGGCGCGATGTACGCCAAGAAGGAGCAGGAAGACGCCACGGAAGAGCAGCGCGCCAACTACAACCAGAACATCGGCGGCTTCACCTACGCCTGAAAGGAATCATCATGGCAGGACTGATCAAAGAGCAGATGGCTCCTGGGCAGGAGGCGATGCCGCCGCAAGGTGAGATGCCCCCGATGGACGACGAGGGTGGTGAGGACGCTGACAGCAATCCGCAGTACGTCACCGCGCTGAAGTTTGCGATGCAGGCGCTGTACGAGAACGGCGGTGCGGAAGGTGTGGCTGAAGGGCTGCGCACCGCCACAGACCCGGTGGATGGCCTGGCCAACACCGCCTACGAGATCACGTCGGTTGTGGACGAGCGCACCGAGGGCAGCGTGCCTGACGAGCTCTTCGCGCTGTTGGCGACCAAGATCCTCGAAGAGGTCGCTGACATAGGCGGCGCAGCGGGCATCCAGTACAAGCCCTCGGACATCGCCCTGGCGTTGAAGCAGATGATCCTGCGCTACCTCGGCGAGCAGGGGATGGACACCTCGCAGCTGCAGCAGGCGATGGACCAGGTCGATCCCGAAGAGTTCAACCGCATGGCGCAGGAGGCTTAAATGGCCGGGCTGATCGGACAAGCGATCTCGAACATCGGTTCGACGATCGGCAACTACATGCTCCAGTCGAACCTGCAAGAGGACCGGCAGGAAGAGCGCCGCCGTGAGCGCGAAGAGGACGCCAGGCGGCAGGCCGAGCGCGATGCGCTGTACCGCCGCACGGCTGACCAGCAGACGGCTGCAGCGCGCAGCAGCGGCGGTGGTGCGGATGGCGGGCTGCCTGCCAAGAGCATCGGCGAGGGTGGCGAAGACGAGGCCATGCTGGCTCGCGCTGCCGGGCTGACCGTGCCTGAGCTGCGTGCGCTGCGGCAATACTCCTCAACCGGCGACAAGGAGCCGTTCAAGCGCGACGTGACGCGCTACAGCCGCGATCAAGATGACACGATGGCCGGGCCCAACGATGAGTTCGGCGACGCTGTCTCGCGCAAGACCGCCAAGCTGGTCGAGGAAAAGGCCAAGGAGCTGCCGCCCGGGTTCGAGCCTGAGATACGCGCCAAGATGCAATCTCTCGCCCGCATCGAGGAGTCCTACCGGCTGGGCAAGAACTACAAGGAAGTCACCGAGGGTCGTCAGAACGAGTTCGAGACTGATGTCGGCAAGGGCATCCTGAGCGGCGCTGTTGGCCCAGGCCGGGGCGCGGCCTCGGTCGGCGGCATGAAGGGCAACGCCGTCTTTGAGGGCGACAGCAACACCACCCGCAACCGCTACAGCGGTGAGTCCGGCGCGACAGCGGTGGGGCAGTCAGTCATTACCGAAAACCGTGCACAGGCTGGCAAGGCGTCCGCTGACGCTCGGGCCACGGCGGATGGCAAGGGCAAGGTGGACATCACCGGCGTGGCCGCCAACGCTGCCAACCTAATCAAGCTCGCCGAGGCGGCTGACAACGAGGGCAACACGGAAGAGGCGAAGCGGCTGCGCAAGGAAGCGGCCCGGCTGTCGACGGGCGCTGGCGACAAGAAGGTGCCGCCTTCCGACCGCGGCGGTGCGGGGCCCGCTCCTAGCCGGCTCAAGGTGGGCGATGTCGTTGAGGGCTACCGGTTCATGGGTGGCAATCCCAACGACCCGAAAAGTTGGACTCCTGCCAGCCGTTCTGCGGCCGGCTCGGTTGCGAGGTAACACAGCATGGCGAACCCCTGGGAAAGAGCGTGGGCGGTTGAGGATGAGGAGGCCAAGCCGTGGACCCGTTCCTGGGAAGTTGATGCGCCTGATCGAAAACCCGCCGGGTTCTTCAGCGAACTTGGGTCGGCCGTCAGCGAAGGCGCGCAGAAGACCTACCGCTCGGCACGCGCTGCGCTCAGCACCTACCTGGGCGCTGGCGAAGACGTCGTCGAGCAGTCGGCGCGCACGCAAGAGATTGAGCGGGACTCTCGCGCCACCGGCCTGACCCAACTCAAGCGAGACGTTCAAGCGCGCAAGGTCGCGGACGACGACTCGCTGTGGTCTGGCATCAAGAACGTCGCCGGCGCCATTATTGACAACCCGCGCGGCGGGGCACAGCTGGTGGCTGAGCAGGCGCCCAACGCCGCTGTGGCACTGGGCACAGGCTTCGCCGGGGCCAAGGGCGGCGCGCTGATCGGCTCTGCGTTCGGCCCTGTGGGCACCGCAGTCGGTGGAACGGTCGGCTTCATCACCGGTCTGTTCGGCGCGAACACGCTGCTGGAGACCGGCGGCAAGGCGATTGAGGCTGGTCAAGACAAGCAGTTCACACCCGCAGAGCGCGAGCGCGTGATGCGCGAGGGCGCGGTCAAGGGCGCAGTCATCACCGGTGTTGACGCGGTCACCCTGGGCGCAAGCAAGTACGTGCTTGGCGCAGCGAATCGCGCCGTCGAGCAAGCCACCGTGCGTACGCTGTCAGACGCTGGCATCGACGCGCAGAAAGCCGCGCAAGCTATCCAGCAGGCGCAGCGCGATGCGCTGCAAGCCGGCCGGGGCCTGAGCCGCGAGGCGCTGCAGGAGTCCGTTGAGAAGGCGACGGTCGAGGCGATGGCCCGCCAAGGTCTGCTCAAGCCTGACCTGGTGTCGGCTGTGCAGTCCGCGCAGAAAGCCGCCTTCGACACCAGCACCACGCTTGCGAAACGCACGGGACGCGGTGCGACCGCGCTGGGCTTGGAGTCGTTCGGCGAGGGACTGGGCGAGTACACCGGTGAGCTGGCCGCTACCGGTGAGGCGTCGTTCACCGATGCGGCGCTGGAGTCTGTGGCCGGCTTGGCCACGAGCCTGCCTGAGCTGTACGTCGCCAAGCGGCTTGACCAGCCGGGCATCCTGACTCAGGAGATGTCGCGCTCCCGTCCGCTCGACCAGGCGTCGCCGCCCGCACCGCCCTCCGCGCTGCAGGACCTCGGCACCGCCAACACCGAGCTCAGCTCAGCGGTGGACTCCTACCTGCGCGATCTCGGCCAGGCCCGCACCGCCGACGAGGCGATCAATGCAGCGGTCAGCGCGGCCTCGGTGCCGGTGGCTCCGACCCTGCCGCCGCTGCCCACCATGGACGAGCGGCTGGCCGCCGCGGAGAGCCCGGGCCTGCTCGGCCGTCAGCTCGACATCCAGCGCCAGCTCGATCAAGCCGCCGGCTTGGACGTCGCGCCGACTGCCGAGCGTCCTGCGTTGCCGACTCTGCCGCCGCTGCCGCAGCCCGCTGCCCAGCGCAACATGGAGCTGATGGGCCAAGCTGCGCAGGCCGGCACGGAGTTCGAGCGCCAGCAGGCGCTTGAGCAGGCCAAGGTCTCGCTGCCCACTCCGGCACCGGGCCCGGCCGCCCGCTACGCCGACCTCACGCCGATGGACGCGCGCCAGGCGCAGCAGCGGCTGACGGTGCTGCAGGAGCAGACCGGCACCCCGCTGAGCCTGGAGATCGTCCCGCACCCGGCGCAGAAGGAGCGCTTTGCGATCGGCCGGCGCGAGCTGCCGGTCAGCGCCGCCGACCTGGAGATGCCGGACCTGCGCGCCCCTGTGGCGCCTGCGCAAGCCCAGGTGCAGATCGAGTCTGCAGCCCTGGCCGGCAAGGAAGTGCAGCGCCGCGCAGAGGACGCGCCGCGCCAGCAGATGATCAGCCGGGCGATGGCCAACATCGAAGCCCGCGGCGGAGTGGCCTCACCCTACGAGGCAGAGCTGCTGCGCTCGGCCAACCTGGGCCAGCCGTACAACAGCATTGATCCGAACCTTGGCCGCCCGGCTTCTCAGGACCAACTGCTGACCGCAGCCACCGGCATCCCGGTCGGCTCCGAGGCGGGTCTGGGCTACGGTGCTCGCACAGACAATGCGCTGACCGACATTGCGCAACAGACCGCGCAACAGCGCGGCGAGCTCGTGCAGCGAAACCCGCAAGCTGCGGGACAGAACATCTTCTCCCGGGTCAGCGACCAAGACGTTCAGCAGCGCATCCCGTTGGAGCGCAACCGCACGCCGGACGATGTCTCCACCGGGTTTGCCTACACGCCCGAGCTGCAGGGCCGCAAGCGCGCCGAGCCGGCGGAGCAAGCTGCGCCGCAGGCCGACATCGTCGGCACGTTCGTGCAGCAGATGCGCGAGACCAACACGCCCGCAGCCCGGGCGTTCGTGCAGGACTACGAGGCCGGGCGCATCTCGCCGGCTGAGGTGCAAAGCGCGCTGGACATCCAGCGTGGTCTGCCGCCAAGCTCGCAAGAGCGCATCGAGGGCGCGGCCGCAGCAGCGCCGGCTCCCGCCACGCCGACCGGCGTGCAGGTGGAAACGCCCAGCGCCAGAGTCGAGAACCCCGCACTGCGCGAGGCGGTGGAGCTGTACGGCAACCGCCCGCTCACGCAGCAAGACCTGACGGTGGAGGGCGCCACGGCGCGCATCGCTCGCGCCGGCCAGCAGGCTCCGGCACCGCAGGTCACGGCAAGCGGCATCGAGATCGCCCAGAGCGAGGACCTGACGCCACGCGGGGCGTTCCGCGGGCGCAACGAGGCGATCCGTGCCGGCAATAACCTGCCGAGGCCGACGATGGTCGGCGGCCGCCGTGCCGCGTCGCTCACGGACGCTGATCTGCAGCAGACAGCCAACGACATGGGGCTGCCGGCGATCACCCGCCGCGGCGCTCAGATTGAGCTGTTGGCGCGCCAACAGACCGAGCGGGCAGCTGCCCCTGCCCAGCCGCCGGCTGACGATGTCAGCGCGCGTCTGCAGGCCGCTGCGGCTCAAGCCACCAAGCCCCTAGACCAGCCTGCGCCGGGGCGCATCATCACCTCTGGGGTGAAGATGTCCACCGCCCGGGCGGCGGTGCCGGGCAGCACGCTGACGGTCAACGACCAGGGCACCGACCACCAGCTTCGCGTAGTGGACAGCTCCACGCTCGGCGAGCCGGGAAAGATGATCCAGCAGGTGGCTCGGATCTTCGGCAAGAAGGTGGTCGTGTTCGAGTCCGACACCGCGCAGGTGGACGGCTTCGTGCGCGACGACGACGACTCCACGATCTACCTCAGCTCAAAGTCCAGCGTCTCGCCGCTGGCCGTGTTCGGCCACGAGCTCACGCACCTGATCAAGCGCGACAGCCCCGAGGCCTACAGCGCGCTGGAGGCGGTGGTCAAGGCCAACCTGAAGCCCGAGGGCATGGCCGGGTTTGAGCAGGACTACGGCCAGGGGGCGAACCTGGAGGAGCTCTCCAGCGATCTGGTGGGCAACCGGTTCCAGGAGGCCGACTTCTGGAACGGCGTGTTCGAGGACATCGCTGCCAAGAACCCGGAGCAGGCGCGCGGCATCATCACCCGACTGGCCGCGTCGGTGAACAAGGCGGTCAACGCCTTCATGCGCGTAGTGCGCGGCCAGACGTTCAACGCTGACCAGTACGTCAAGGACCTGACCGCGGTGAAGGCCGCGGTGCGCACCGCAGTGACGCAGTACGCGCAGCAGCGCCGCGAGCCGGCCATGCGCCTGGACGCCGAGCTCATGCGTCAGGAGAGCCAGGTCGACTTGACCGCAGGCTCTCGCGTGCCCGCGAGCGCAAGTGTGGCTGGCGAAACGGCAGAGCCGATTACTGCGAGCCCTGTGCGCCCGGCGGTGCCTGAAGAAACTGAGATCAGCACGCAGAACCCGCAGGCCGTGAACCGCCTGTACGACCCCATCAACGACATGTTGTCGATTGATGAGGCGGCGGTGCGCGAAGCCATGGCGTTGCCGGTCAAGTCGGGCAAGACGCCGCTGGCTGAAAGCATCACCAACGCGATCTTGGGCTACGGCTTCGTCCCCCGTGACACGCCCCGCGACAAAGTCATTGAGGTCTACAAGCAGAGCATCGTCAGCAACCTGATGTACCTGTTTGGCAAGGTGCCCAGGAACATCCGCGAGCGCAGCAAGCTCTGGTACGACGGCGCGAACCGCATCGCCACCGACATGGGCAAGGCGTACGGCGTGAAGATGGAACAGGTCGCCGGCATCATGGCGGCAATGTCCCCGCAGAAGGACTGGTTCCAGAACGTGTCCATGGCCGAGCGCGCCCTCGACATCCTGACGGGCCAGGGGCAGAAGGCGTGGGACGACAACATGCTCGCCTACGCCAAGAGCTACGTCGAAGAGACGCGCGACCGCAAGGAGCGCGAGAAGCGGCAGAAGGCCTACGACAGGGCGGAGCAGGTTGCCAAGGCCGGCACCGTCCTCGACGACATGAGCCCCGAAGACGCCGCGGTCTTCATCCGGTCCTACGACGAGGCGTACCACTCGCGCCAGTACCGCATCGTCACCCCGGAGGGTGGGTTCGGCGACTTGGTGCGAAACGCTGACGGCACGCCGTCCACGATGATGTGGTCGACCTACGACCCGATCGTGAAGTCGGTCAGCATCTTCCGTGACGGCAGCCGCAAGAACATCAGCGAGCAGCTCGGGGAAGAGCACAAGATCCGTTCTTTCTACAACAACATCGCCGCGCCCAACAGCCCGATCTCCCACGTCACGATCGACACGCACGCCGTGGCCGCCGGGCACTTTGAAGCGTTGGCCGGCACAGACAAGGAGGTCACCGACAACTTCGGTGGCACCGGCGGCTCCTCCCTCCTCGGGGTTGGCGGGACCTACGGCATCGTGGCCGATGCGTACCGGGAAGCGGCGCGCCTGGCCGGCGTCAGCGCCCGCGAGATGCAGTCCATTACCTGGGAGGCGGTGCGCGGTCTCTTTGGCGAGAACATCAAGAGCTCCATCAAGCCCAAGGTGCGGGAGGTTTGGAGCCAGTTCCGCGACGGCAAGCTGTCGTTTGCCGCTGCCCGCCGCGCCATCGTCAAGATCGCCGAAGGCTACAACAAGGTCAAGGGCGGCATCATCGATCCCGACTGGGTGGGCTCCGGGCCTGGCCAGTTCGTCGCCGACGGCGGCACCAGCTACGACAAGAGCTTCGTGCCCGAGGGCGGTGTTCGTCTTAGAGAAGCGAAGGAGCTGCGCGAAAAGGTCACGGTCAACGTGTCTGCCGCCACGAGCTCGATCCCCGGCCTCAAGGAGCTCTACGCCCGGGCGATGAGTGGTGAGGCCGAGGCCGGCCAACTGCTGCAGCAGGTCGCGGAGAGCTCGCTGCGGTTCTTGCTGGGCGGCACCAAGGCTCGCCTTGTCGTTGCCCCGTCCACTGGTGTGTACATGTCGGACCGGGAGCCGTCGATCTCGATCCAGGTTGCGTTCGACGAGTCCGAGAGCAAGCCCGTGCTGGCCGCTCTGGCCACGTTTGCGGACAGCTACAACCAGCAGCAGATCCACGTCCGCGCCCCCACCGCGCAGCCGGTGGGCCATGACTTCGGCGACGGCTCCTACGCCACGCCGGTCTACGAGATCGATCTGCAGCGCGAACTCTCGGCGGATGATATTTCCGCTATCATTGCTGACACCGGTCTCCTGGGGTTCACCGTCACCCCGAAGACGTTGACCGCGTACTGGGTCCGGCCCACTGAGGAAGCCACCGATGTCGACAGCTACAAAGCCTTTAAGGCGCGGATCGCCCGAGTACAAGAGCTGGCTGGCGAAAGAGGTGGCCGACCTAAATACCGAGTTGAACGCCTATACGCCTACGGCGAAGGAGATGGCGCAGGAATCCCGTACTCGGCAATCCGTGGCGACGTTCGTACCAAGGCCGACGCAGACACCGAAACCCCGCGACTGATCGCGGAGTACCTGAACAAGGGTCCGATCAAGACCTTTGCGCAGAAGCCGCTGACCGCGGCGCAAGTCAAAGAGCAAAAGCAGCTCGCCCAAGTCTTCGAGGCGCTGCCTACCAACGATCTTGCTCGGCCGGTGGTGCAGCAGGCCTACAGCGCACTGACCACTGCGCTCAAGGAGCAGTTCCAGGTTTTGCCGATCAAGGTCGAGGTCATGGCCTCGGTCGAGGTCGACGGCAAGGCCTACCCGTACTGGGGTCCGAAGTCGCAAACCTTGGTAGGCAAGCTGGTCGACGACGGCATGAGGCCGACCAGGCTCGGCGGGCCGTGCAGTATCTCCAGCGCAACTACGGCTCGCCGTCAAAGAGTTGGCGCACGGGACCCCTTGCCGCGATCAAGGCGATGGACGGAGAGCCTTACGCGAACAGCACCGCAATGCGACGCGACGTCAGCGTCAACAACCGGTTCCGCGTCTACAAGACATCGCCGGCCACGTTTGGCCCTCCAGGTAGCGACTTCTCCGGCCACCCCCTGCTCCAGGACTCCGGCCTGAAAGACGTCAACGGCTACCCGATGCTGTACAACGACGTGCTGCGGGCGGTCCACGACTACTTTGCCCACAACCTGTCGGCGACGCAGTTCGGTCCAGCTGGCGAGGCCGCAGCCTGGCGCAACCACATGGCCAGCACGCCGGACCCGCTTGCTCGGTGGGCGCTGACCGCAGAAACGCGGCTGCAAAACGCATGGCAGAACTTCCGCCCCGGCGCTGAAGATCTGTCGCTGGTGGAACGGGGCTTCGCTGAGCAGAAGGCCGCGCTACCCCCGGTCCAGTACACGCTGACCGGTGACGCTGAGGTCGACGCGCCGATGAAGGAATTCATCGACGGCCTTGCAGCCGACGAGCGCAGAGGCAGTCTGCCGGCCGACGCGAAGATCAAGGGCGTGAAGCTGAGTCGCTCAAGAGAACGCGCCGCAACCGACATTCCGCTGGCAGAATTGCGCGGCCGCAAGGTCGCCATGCAGGTTCGCGTCGAGTCCACCGGCGAGACCGGCACACTGACCATGGACGCCGGCGATTCGCTCACCGACATCAACGAGCGAGAGACCGCCATGCAACGCCTGCTGGAGTGCGTGCGCAAATGAAGACCGTCAAGGACCT